ACTCTAGAACTAATGGAGTAATTCCAAACTATACAACTAGCGGAATAAATTTAACTGATGAGCAGATTGAAATATCTAAAATGTGTGGAGCTGTGGCAGTTAGTGATTATCGAGTTCCACATACATACGATGCTATTAAACGATTAATGGATGCGAAGATCAAAAAAGTAAATATTCATTTAATATTTTCCAGACCTAATTATGATAGATCTATGAAAATATTACACGGTTATAATCCATGGAAACAAATATTTCTTGATGGAAAAAAGAAATATAATAAAATCACACCAGGTCAAAAAGCTGTACAATCTTCAAATGTTGATATAGACAGGCTTAATGCAGTTGTTTTTCTTTTATTTAAACCTCAGGGTCAAGGTAGAGACAAACGAGAATTAATTCCAACTCAAATGCAAATAGAATCATTTGCTAATCTTGCTTTTCAACCCAAAGCGAAATTTAAAATTGGAATGGATAGCTGTTTGATAAACCATGTGTTGAAATATTCAGAAGCATCTCAACTACAAAGGATGGCAATTGATACATGTGAATCTTCAAGAATGTCTGTTTATATTAGTCCGTCAATGCAACTCATTCCCTGTAGTTTTGCAGATCATCCAGAGTGGGGAGTTCAAATAACAAAGAAACAAGACATTGATTATATATGGAATAGATCCCATAAGTTTAAACAATTTCGTAGAAGATTAAAGAAAAATCCATGTTCATGCCCAGTGGGATTATAAAATGAAAATAAAAACTGATTTTATAACCAACTCAAGTTCATCTTCATTTATAGTTGCATTTAAATGTAAAGTCAAAGATTTTTCTGATGTTCAATTTAATATATTTAGAGAAGACAAAGCAAAACAAGTCCTACAAGATGCTTTAAATCAAAGACCTAAAAAGATAAAAGCACCCAATAAATCTGTTATCAAGTTTATAATTGAAGAAATGAGAAAAGGATATATTGGAGTAAGTTACTCAGAAAGTATGGATAAGTTTTGCAAAAGAGAAGATATAACAAACAGAGAATTATATAAAAATCGTGCTTGGATGCAATCGTTTACTAATGAATATCATAATAAAGAAACAAAGATTGCTACAGAGAAAGCAGTTGAATTTGTTAAACAAAATGAGGGAAGCTACTTATATATATTTCACTATGGGGATGAAGATGGAACATTTATGGGAGAAATGGAACATGGAGGAACTTTTAAAAATCTTCCACATATAACCATAAGCAAACATTAGGAGGGTTAATGACCAGGAGACAAGAGTTTTACAGAGACGAAAGAAAAGGGGGTCACAACAATCATGCTGTACATATTGAATTTGTGGCAATTCCAAGCTACTTTGATATAAAATCTTACCTATCTATTAGAGAAGTTACAGGTCAATTTATGAACCATGACATTACGCTTGAAAGTGTTTTGTTGATTGGCGAAGCAGTTAAGGAGGGTCCCGTATTTACGTTATCATCTCCAAGTGGAACATACGCAGCATCTGCACTATTTGTTATTGAGATATTAAAACAGGTAGGATTAACAATGAAAGCATTTTCAAATTTTCTACCAATTGATGTAAAGTCATATGAATCTATTTTAAGGAATACCGCATTTAAAAATCAAGATGGAAAACCTGTTATAGATATGACTATCATATTTATCAATACATATAAATTGGTTGAAGAAGGCGTGCTGGGTCCGGTAATTGAAGCTATAACAAAAGCGGAAGATTATTCGAACGAGTTGGAAACTACCAAGGAAATATATACGTCTTAACGACGGAAAAAGAGCAGCTCACTATGGATATGAGCTGCTCTTTTTTTCTAATTATTGAATGAAGAAGTTCAATTCAATTTGTTCAACTGTTCTAGTTGGTGTTAGAGTAATATTAACATGGAATTTCTTTGTTTTTTGTTCGTATTGTGTTGCTCCAACTTCAACTTGATAGTCAGTTAAACCTCGTTTGGCTTTAATGACTTCAAGGAATGGAGTAATTGCTCCACCAACTTGACCCCAAGTAATAGGATCATTTTGTTCAAAGATGAAAAAACGACAGAATTGTTCAATCGCTCTCTTACAGAATAGAACAAGTCTAACAATATTAACATCCTGTAATGCACTGGCTTTAGCTTGAGTTGTTAATTGACCCCAAACTACATAACCTTGAGCAAATCTTACAATTGGATTTAATTGTTTTAGATACATTTGATCTCTTTGACCCAATCTTGGATTGAATCTTAACTCTTTAATATTATTGATTGCCGCTCTATTAAAACCAGCAGGGGCAAACCAAAGTTCTGCAACATTATCATTTCTTGGAATTATATATGACATATGATAAATTGGACTAAACCAAACATCAGCTCCAGTAAATGGATCTGAAACTTTACTATATGACTCATATATAGCAGCAAAGTAACTATTATATAGATGATTATTATTTCTGCTATCCAGAGACGCTTCAACTGAGTTATTATCACCATTATCCAAAACACATATACAATCTCTACGAGTTTGACATAAAGTTAATATTGAAGTTTTAACATCAGATGGATAACCAGCATCATAAACAAGGCTGAAATATACTGCCTCAGTATCAAGAACTTCATCAACATATCCGCCACCATAATCTGGACTTGATAGAAGTCCTGAGTATGCTTGCTCTAATAGAGTTTCAGCAACTGAAGTATCAAGATCACCAGCAGCGTCAAATAGAGAACCATCAGAACCTTTTCTCAAAGGCATAGGCACGACTGTTAATTCAAATGGTGTTGACATGCTTGCATATGATTTATGAATTTCATAATTAATAACTGAATCAACATCAAATGAAGAAAGACCAGTCCCACTCCATCCTTGAGTTGGAGAAGCAGTTAGATTTCTATCTGGAAATACATTAATTGTAGCTCCATCATCTGCAGTACTTGCTAATCCTAACCATCCATAAATTTCATTACCTCTAGAATCTTTAGCAATAACAACATATTCTGCATTGCCTGTTTCTGGATTGGTTTCCCAATCAGTAAAATCTTGTTTATTGTCAGAAATAATTGCAGAACCACCAGTTAATTCAACAGTTACAGTACCCAAGTCTTTATCATAAGTTCTGACAGCTAGATCATAACCAGCTGAATAGATTGGTTCGCCAGAAACTTCTTTCTGAACCATCTCAAATCTTAAGAAAGCTGAGTATACTGCAAGGACATCTGTAATCCATATAGAATCTCCAGCATTATCTTTTGCATTTGGATTAAATGAAACTTCAAATGATTCTACAATTACATCCTCTCCATCTGATTGTTTTTCATAGATGTCAAGAACATATACTCCACTTAAAGTTGGATTTGAATGTACTGTTAATCTAACCCCAATTTGATTATAGAATGAACCTCTGCCAATAGGATAGAGAATACCAACTGGCTCAACTCCGCCGCCTGCCAATAAACTCGCTCTTAATTCATCTTTATCTTCAATTGGAGAATCATCATATGATAAAAATATACTTGCTGAAGTATCACTTCCGAGCATCTTAGAATCAATTCTTAAATGCGAATAGGCAGCATCATCTGGCAATGCTCTGATCCAGAATAAAGCACCAGACTCACCAAGATAGTTGTATCCAATATATGGACCTTGCCCGTAATTTTTTCCAAATTCTGTAATATTTGGCTCGCCAAATTCAGAAATAAATTCAGAACGTGAACCAACGAAAATTAATTCATTATCACGACCTTTTCTTGTATATCCGCATAGGAATCCAATTGTAGATGGAACCGCTTGTACGAATGCTGATAGGTCGATGATTTTGGTAAATACACCTGGAGATACGTTAGACATATCTTATTCCCTCCGTTATTTTTTTTCTCTAATCATATCTTCCTCTATATCAAAAATTATCCTTTCTCCAGGTCTAATAAATAAAAATTCCTTATAAAAATAAGTACCACACAAACTGTAGTCGTCTTGTACTATCTTTTAATAGTGTTGGAAAAGTCACTCTAGCAAATAAAGCAAATGGTCCGGCAAAATCTCCACCGTTAGATGCGGCAGTATATAATCCAGCTTCATTTAAAGGTTGTCCAGAAGACCCTATTTCTCCGTTTGCATCATTTATCCCAATAGTAACTGTAATCTTAACAACCATCCATTTGTTATCATTTAAATTATCTTGTTCAAATGATACTGCATCAAACGCATGTTTGTAATATCCTGTTTGTGGATATGTATTGGCTGGAACCTGTACACAAGTCCCCGGATAACCTGCTTCTCCCACCACATGATAATCAGCAGAAGATGTATCTATATTTATTGCTATAGGACACTTTAACTCGGTATCTTCATTGGTTGGTGGCTCAGGCGCAAATACATCACCGCTTCCTGGATTACACTCGGTATCTGCAGCACCTTGCCCAAGACCAAACCAATTCAACCACATATCTTTATTTCCAGCTAAAATCTGTGGATCTCCAGCATCGTCAACTGTATTAATTCGAACTAACATTTGTGCAAGAGTTTCTCTTCCTTGATAAATAACTAAATTATTTTTTCTAATTAATTGTTTTGTTCCGTCATCTTTAATATCATATACTTCTACTAAACCTTCTGGTTTTCTTTTTTGAGATTGTCTTGTTAACGCAGAATCTACAAGACAATGCTCTCCATAAAAATCCTTTGCTACTACCTCTATCGTTTTTATTTCTTTTTTATCCATTCTTTTTTTATCCTTCTATAATAATAGGTAGTCGATAATCTATTTATAATTTGTTCTTAAAATTTGACTGTGTCGGTATAGATAGTACTACTATATATATAAATAATTGATTCAAACCATTTGTTAATTTTAACTATTAAAATATAGGAGGAAAATATGAAAGTACTCTTTAAGTTATCATTCGTCGCTTTGTTCATTCTAGTTGCTTATTTTGCAGTAACAGAATCTGGGTTGGTCGAACACTTCAACAATGTGATTAATGAGAAAGATGGTTGGAAGAAAGTTTCAGAAAATAACTACAAAAAATATGTTATTATTACTACCCATTGGGTCGATGCCTATCTGTTACACGATCAGAATGGCAAAGAATTTAAAGTATATGAAGGAGCAGTCAAAAAATCTGTTACTGATCAACTATCCTTACTTGGAGTAACTAGGATAGAGATTGAAGATCGAAATGATGGAAATTATTCAAAAGATAAACTATCGGATATATTAAAAAAGGAAGCAGAAAAGTATGAAGCAAATATTATTATTATTACATCGTCTGGTTCCTATTATAAAACTGAAACTCAAACTGTAGGGTTAGGATTCTAGAAAGGAGAAATTATGTATATTCTACTTCAAGTAGTTAGTAAACAAAAAGAAACCTTTTTGAGTGGGCATGAAAACTTCATCGACGCAGTAGCTGAAGCAGAGAAGTTAACACATATTAAATGTTTCAGGATTTGTGATGAAAAACAACGTTGCATTCTTGGGATACGGATGTCTAATGATTATGATCCAACGAATATCTTCTGGAGGTTGACAAGGATGGAAGGACAAACTGATAGTCGTATGAAGTTGAGGGGTAGGGATGGACGGGTATTTAATAAAATTGATGACTTGCTTGAGTCTGATACTATGACTCTCTAAGTTTAAAGGTCACGGCAGGAATGGAGCTATTCTCATGAGTCCATTCCTGAACCGTGACCAATACTTAATAAGGCGCCTACATTTTTTTGTTCTAAAGTTATTCTAAAAATGTTCCACAGTTAGGACAAAATTTAAATGATGATTTAGATTTTAAACCACATGAGGGACATTCTAATTTGGTCTTGACAGTGATTGGATCCTGTACCACAACACCAGGACCTTGTTGCATACCTTTTAAGGATATAACGATAACTGACGATTCCTCAAGTTCTCCAATCATTCCATACATATATTGCTCATATATTTCATTACCTTTTACAGTAATACCTTCATCTACAGCAGGAGTATTGTTAGCATTAAATGAAGCTTGAACTCCAACAGAATCCATAACCCCTCTTGCAATATCTCCACCTGAACTAATATTATAAGTATGCACAGGATTTCCGGATGAACCATACTTTACAGTATCGTTATCATTTGACATATATTTCCAACCACTACCATCATACCAAGTATATGGGTTTGCCCAATATGTGTGATGATGATGGTGATGCTCATGAATCTCATTAATAATTTTCTTAATAATAGGTTCAGGTCTTGGTTTCTCAAATGCAAACTCAACTCTCACTAAACCATCATCAACTTTATCTCCCCTATGCTTTTGAATTTCTTCTGTTTTTTGAATGAAACGAAAGCGATTCTTTGCAGTTATTCCTCTAAGGAAACCTTGAAGTTCATGGGTTAATAATGGATCTAGAATTAAAGAATTACCATCTAAAACATCCTCACCATCAATTGATACTTTAACTGATGCTTTTCTGGAGTTTAGATTCTTTAGAAGGATGGAATATTCACATCCGAAAGGTAGGTAAACAGATCCATCTCTAACTCGAAGGATTTGTCCATCTGCTTTTACTTCAACTACGAATTGAT